GCATCGCGCTGATTTACAACGCCTAATTCTTTTTGACGTTGGATAACCGCCTCTACTTCTCGTCGCCCTTTTTGTAATAATAAAATTGTACCTTCATCAAGACCTAATAATTTACCGTATCGTATAGCTTGAATTTGATTTAATCGAGAAAAAGAATCGGCAAATTGAGGAAGTAATTTTAAGGCTTGATTGCCTGTTACGCCGAATTTATCAGACAAACCACGCAAAGAACTTTGTAACCCGGCCGCAGTTCCTCCCGCTCGTTCGACGGCATTTCCCCACGCATCAAGATCGCTTACATTAACTTGTAATTCTCGGGATACTTTTCCTAGCTCGGCGGTATATTCAGTTGCACTTCGAACCCCCGCTACAATCGCAGACACCGAAACAACAGCGCCAATTACCCCCGCAAAAGATTTAGCCATTGTTAAAAATGACTTTCCTACTTTGTCACTGGTTTCATTAACTGCTTTTAAACTATCTTGTAGATGCTTTGTAGACTTTTCAGCTTCATCCGCTCCTTTTTTTACTTCTGAGGCATCTGATTTAAAAAGTATATAAAAAGTTTCCAATATGCTCATTTTGTAGCCTTTTTGGAATGTTCAATAGCTAAATGTTCATTATATTTAGTCACTGCGATAACCTCCCAAATATTTAGAACATCTTCCATTGAATAGACGGTTCGCAATTCTCTTAAAGTTGCTTTTCCTTCTGCGAGAATAGTTCCGATAACTGGGTCGACGTTTTTAAAATCCACTGTGGGATATTCTGGGCGATATCGTCTAAGAAAGTCGAGAGTCGCCCGCTCTGAAAAAAACGGCAATTATACGCCATCATTTCCCCCTCTAATCGAATACCTATTTCCCAATCAGGAATATGATTATTCATTAATTCGGGCGTACTTAAAATTAGAGGACGATTAGGGTCCGCAGTAGGAATAGCCACATATTTCATCATCATTCGCACAAGTTCTTTATTTCGTTGATAATCGCCTATTTTTGGCAACGCCGAGGCTATATATTGCGACACAATCTCTCGTCCATCTTCATAATTGAATTTAGAAATAATATAGGTTTTTCCCTCAATTGATATCTCTTTTGGTTCTATCATATCTTAACCACCAATCCTATTTTCAAATGTCATAGCATACGATTTAGATTTTAAACGACCGGCGCTTGCAACGGGGCTAAATGGTAAACCATCCGTTATAATACCATTAATTAACTGAATAAAATTTCCCTGCGGATAGGATATATTCATTGTTAAAATATCTTGTGCAAGAATTTTCCCCCTACCCGGTCTATTTGCTTCTAGTAAAATTCCTAAATTTATATCATCAGAACTGCCCGGCACAATGTTTAAAGTCAATTTTATGGGGTTAGCTTTAGCCCATGCAATTAAATCTCCATTTAATCCCATCGCAGAGTCACCAATTTGCAATGATGGGATATCAAGGGGATCATTATCATCAGCAAATTGGCTGATAGAAATACCTAGCGGAAACGTAGTGGAAGCCTGTAAAACAATTTGTAACCCAAAACCTGTTATTAAATTCATTTTGCGCCCCTGCTTAAATTAAGATGTCCGTACCAGTTACCAATCGGATCACATCATCTTTACTATATATCAATGTGTAGGTCGCTTTATAGGTTATGGGCGTACCTGAAACCGATACAATTTGACAATCTACCCAGTATCCTATTGTCTGTACTTGATACCAAGCATTAGGGTCATTAGTAGCTTGTGTTATATACATCTGTTGTGTAGTTGATAATGCTTTATTAACGGAAATTGTTCCATTATTTAACGCTTGATTAATCACGCTTTGTAACGTTGTTAATATTTGTAATCGACCTTGTGCATTTGCTGGTATCTGATTTAATGACAATAATAAATTCATAATCGCAGTTGCTGCCGCATCTTTAAGCCAGATTTCATTTATATAGGTATTCATGTCAAGAGGACTTGTTGCAGTACCCATCAAGACGCCACGTTGATAAAAATTAGAAATAACACCCGCGGACTGGGTAGAACCATAATAGTTTACTCGTAATGCATCATATGTATTTGCTTGTGTATCACTGGTAACGCTCGGCGTTAATAAAAATCCTGTCTGAAACATATAATTTTGAGCAACGTTATTATTTAAATAATTCGTCGCGGCTTCAATCATCATTGGTACTTGTTCAGGATATTCCGCCGGACTTAAAACCGGCGCAAGCGTTAATGCAGTTCCTCCAATAAGACCTAACCCTGTTCCATCTGTAGCCGCCCAAGCAGCCGCAGTAGAAGAGGTAACAGGAACGGTATATAGATACATATTATTTTGTTCAAAATTCCATGTAGCGGCTTCAATGGCTTGAGTTAAGGTTATTCCGAGATTATTCAAAAATAAGAAGCTACCGAAATTATTAGAATCTGTTACAGAAGCGGTTAATGTTGCGGTAATCGTTTGAATCGCAGAACCTGGAATTGTTAACGCACCATTTGTATATACGCCATTCACAAAAGTTGCAGCCGGTAACCAACCCAATAATGATGCGATAGTAATATCAACGCCTGTTGCTCCTGCTTGTACAGAAATGGTCGCATCAATATCCTGGCCGCCTGTAAAAATAAAACCTTTACGAGTGGTATCATACGTAACCGTAGCAGATGTCCACATCGTGCCAGTTTTAGTATGGATTGCGGTTTGCAAAATACTGGCTACATCTGACAAACTGGCGGCCGCTGAAAAATCCAACGCAGTAAAGGTATTAACGACGCCATCTATCGTTAAGCCAAAACTGCCCGTTGTTATAGTCGTCCAATTAGCTAACAAAGTATTATTTGTGGATATCGAATATATCATCGGCGCAACTGCAACATTTACCCAACGTGCGTATTGTATTGATTGGGGCTGAGTAATATTTTTACTTAACCACGCAAAATAAAAAGTTGCGCGTGCGGCTTCTTCTGAAGCACTTCCAAAAAAGGTAGCAACATCTGCGGCATTATCAAATTCAATAAAAGTATTTGGAGGCAATAAATTGCTATCTGTAAATAATCGACCTACCAGGTCTCTAGTTGTTACATTGCTAGAAGCTCCGACCCCGGATGTTATATTCACATATCGATTAATATTAATACTCATTTTTCACACTCCGTGAATGTTTTGCAAAATTGGTGGTGTGATTATAGGAGACGTTGAAATTCGCGTATTTTCGTAACTTAAAACGAAATCGAATGACGGCGAGGCTTCAAAATTGTCCCTATCATCAAAAAAATATGGGTTTACAACGTCCATTACTCGTAAAATACCGACCCCCGCTTGCTTTAGTATAGCGCGAGTTTGATCGCTTTGCATGATACTTGCTACCTCATTTATTAAATCAGAAGCCGTAGGGATTAAAATATTTTTAGGATTTTGTAATACTAGCGCCGCCATTTGAAACGTCGTTTCGAAATATTGGGCTTCGGTATGAACCATAACGGAATTTATAGAATCCCAAGTATCATACCGTTTTAAAAAACCATAACGTTTATTAGCTACTTTAAAAAAATAAACAGTAGGATTGGTATTAATACCTTGCATAGTGGGCTGATTAGATTGTTTAATCGATACATTACTAAAGCCGTCTGCTATTAATGCATTATGAATTATTGGGATAAATAACTGTATCAAATCGTTATCAGTCATTGTTATAAATGTCCTATAAAATTACCATTCCCAAAATTCTTGTACCCATTAATCGAAGGTTTTTCATTAAATCCCCATAATACCGGGTCTGCTGCATCATCACCTATAAATACACACAATACCCCTTTCCATCCATCTATAGCAAACCAGTCATTATTTGACTCACATTGAAACCGTTGCGAATTGAAAGCTATCTGATCGCCTGATACATCTCGAGAAATATCAAAAATATCTTTACTCGCATAGAAAGTATAATAACTTTTTTGTAAATCGAGACCATATAATTCATATACTTTTCGTGGAACGGGCTGAAAACTTCCGGTTAAAATAATACCTTCCGCATATTCTGTTACATCTTGCCCTATTGCGTTTAGAGTTCGCCCGATGGCTTTGTAATAAATAACCGTTTCTTTTGCGATAATTCTAAAAGCCATATTAAGTAAATTCTGGCCGGGAATCATGGCGCGTCCTCAATCTTATAAATGAGAGTTCCAAACATAACCCCCGTATCAATCAAAGGTTTTGTTAATGACCCTATCGTTTTTTTATCTGATTTCCTATGAAGTCTCGCGGCGATAGTAGCCGGACTCAAAGGAGGTGTTTGTAACGCTGCGATAGTTTTTTGAATGTCAAAAACTACTTTTTTAGCTAATATTTCAAAAACGTCAGCGGTAGTAGTTGTATTATTTAAAATAGCTTTTGCACCTTGATAAGCAATCTTTTTCCATTCGGGGGCTTTTGAAACGGCAGTAGGTCGCATAAAGGGTCTTGCGGGTATATGTTGTGCAGGATTACCATATTCATTTTGGGCGGCAATGCTGGCAACGGGGGTTCCATCCTCATATCGTGAATGTTCAAACCAACCTACTCTTGCTTGTTTATTTTTTAATTCTCGTAATGCAATTAATAAATTTTTACCTGCTGGTGAAAGCTCACGAGTTATTGATACCATGGCCATATACCCCCAGAAAATCCATTAAATCCGGCTCGAGGCGCTGAACCTCCGATATAATCCCCGCCTACAGAATTAACTTTAAGCATTGCTAATAATTGTTGCCCATAGGGTGATAAATTCATCCACCATTGCCATTGATTCGGTAGAGGTGGCGGGGTTAACGCCACACTTACCTTATCAATGGTGGCATTTTGCATTAATCCAGGAACTTGTCCTTGCGCATTCAAATTTTGCAAAAACATTAAATGCGCCAGCATTAACTCAATTGCATAATACCGTTGGTCACCTTGGATATTTCCGCAATAAGGATTATCACTAATAATATTAATTGCATTGTTCCACCATGCCTGTAATAACGCCTGAGGATATAAAGCAGGATTAGCATAAAGTGCAAACTGTGGATTTGCTATGAACGATGCATAATTAAAAGTAATAACGGTTGTCATGCCGCTTTATCCTTTTTTTTCTTATAAATTTTTGCTTCCTCGGTGCTGTGATCACTTGTAATAAAATCTTTAGGCGTAAGCGGTGCGCTTCCGTCTTTATCTGCCATATTATCGGCTTTCTTTTCAGGGTCTATTTTTTTATCATCGAAAGTTATCCAACCATCTTTAACATGCTGCATAAAGGAATAATCTTTTTTTAAGATTTCCAATTCTTCGTCAGTAATTTGTGTTACTACGCCACGGGGAGTATCTAACCCTTTAGGGTTTTTCATTCCATGACCGCCCTTGATTTCAATTCTTTGTAAGGCTACGCCTAAAGAATGGGCATTAGTATTTGCATATAAAATAAATGCATTGGTATTGGTAAGTGTTGAATAAACAAATGGCATGAATATCTCCTTGATAAAAAGAAGGGCGCTGAATAACGCCCTTTATAGTTGAGTAAAGTTAAATACCCGTATATCGCACCATAGCAAACGGACGTTTACACATTACTCCGGCGGTAGCATTTGAGAAATCTTCTTCGTATGCTTTGGCCAATTGTTGCACGCCCAACACTTGGAATTTTGCAGGTACGGGCTGTATAAATGTTTGTCCGCCATCAGTTGACATATCTTGCACCCTATCAGCAAACAGATAGAACACATTAGCGCTACCGTTAGCATTATTAAGCTGTGGCGCAGAAACAACGCGCATGCGAGGATATGCATTTTCAATCCATTCTCTAACAGAGATTCCAAAATCAGAAGTAGTTGTCAACCAGTCCACAGAATCCGTTGCCACAGTTAAGGTTAAATCAACTTTTTCAGGGTCTATTGTATCTTGTGACTGTGTACGTAATGCAACAATCGCTGTTCTAATATCTTTAGAAATTTCTAAAAATGTTTTTGTAGACCATAATGTGGACGTTGAAGCACCAGCGGGAACAGGCACATAAGACCCCTCACCGGGATCATTCAAAAATCCGTAAGTATTGTTATCGCCGGCATTAAAACCAACGAAACCCACTGTATTTCTTAAGATTTCTAATGATAACGCTGCGGCTTCTCGTTTCATTCCTGAATCATCAACACGCAATCTTGCAGCACGTGCGGCCTCAAGAACACCTACTTTCATACCTTCTTCAAATCGTACTACGGTACGATAATTAAAGTTGGTATTCCAAGAGGATAAGGGAACATTTGTATAATCCCCATACGGTTGAGCAGAACCAGTTCGTTCCAATATGCCTTGAACGATTTGTTCATCTTCCCAGCGTCCTGTTGTCATCAACCCGACGACGTCGTCAATTTTTCGTGCGGCTGTAACTACATCTACAAAACCGGGCAACCACATCTCTAGAAACTGAACCGGAGTACCGACGCTTCCCGTTGTAACTGTGGGCTGAATGGCATCCATACTGTATGAAGAATCCATCGCTTGTTGAATATGCATCATTTGCATAACTTTGGAACGAGGGATATTAATACCTATTTTTTTAAGGGATTCAAACTGTTTAGAATCAAATCCTTTTATCGCTTTAACTTGTTTAGGCGATAAAGAGGATAAAATTTCGCTAGCTCTTGTCATGATATTTATATCCTTATATTAAGCTGGTTGTGGAATAACGAGGGTAGGAGTAATCGTAATTACTGCCAAACCTGCGCCCGAAACGGTATAATAATCCACTACCGCATTCGCAAATGTTTTTCCTACCGGTAACGGCGTGCTAGGAGTAATCGTACTTAAGGCACCCGTAGTATTATCATAAATTACATAATCGCCAATAGCCGCCGCGGCTGGCAATGTTACCCAATATGTACCCTCGGTTGCGCATTCAACTTGAGTGAAATTAGGAACGGTAAGCGTAGGATTAAGAGGGATACCCGCCGACCCAAACAAAGCCACA